AAGCCCACAGCCTCGCGATCATGCCCATCAGAATAGGCCGGTGAGACAGCGCCTACCTTGTCGTAGACATGGATCTCATCACTAAACTCTCCCAGCCCTATGAGGCTGTGAACGTGTCCCTTGCGGTCTCCAATATCGTGGTTGCCTGGAATCATGTGAAGCTCTATGCCTTCGTCAACAAACTTGTGTAGTCTATCCACGATTACATGCCGCACGTCGGTAGACACGGCAGTTCTTCGATGAAACAGGTCGCCGCAAAACACAACTGTATATATGTCGTGCTGTTTGGCATACTTAAGCATTTCATCGAGAACCGCTGCGCTATCAGCTAGCCGCGAGTTATATAGTCCTCCCAGACCCGGAATGGTAGTCCGCGTTGCACCATAAGGAAAGTTATGGGCATGGAAATCTGAGAAGACTAGAAACTCGAACGGCTTTGGCATTAGAACCCGTAGTGTGCTCTAACCTGAGATTCGATTGTATCGAACTCCCCAGGATTGTCGGTAAACCAGGCAAGCGCACCATCGCGTCCTTGACCAATGTTCTCGTCGTTGTATTTGTACCAAGCACCGCTCTTTTCAACGATACTCAGGGTAGTAGCTGCGTCCAGGATCTCTCCTGCCTTGTTAATACCCAAACCGAAGATGATATCGAACTCACACTTACGGAAGGGAGGAGCTACCTTGTTCTTCTTCACCGTACAGCGTGTACGGCATCCGGGTACGTCCTCACCCTTCTTGATGTTTCCTATACGAGCAATCTCTACTCGTTGGGAAGCGTAGAAGGGAAGGGCCTTGCCACCAGCGGTGACGGTTGGGCTACCAAACATGACGCCAATCTTCTGGCGCGTCTGATTGATGAAGACCAGGGTGGTCTTCGACTTATGTACTGGTCCTGCAAGCTTACGAAGGGCCTGACTCATCATTCGGGCCATTGCCCCTACGTGGTAGTCTCCTACCTCTCCCTCAATCTCTTTGAGTGGAGTGAGCGCTGCAACTGAGTCAATAACCACAAGGTCAAAAGCATTCGATTCAATCAACTCCTGTGCAATGTTCAGGGCCTGCTCGCCGTTGTCTGGCTGCGACAGAACGAGGTCGTTCATATCTACTCCCAGCTTCTTAGCGTATTCAGGGTCTAGTGCGTGCTCGGCGTCAATGAAGGCAGCCAAGCCTCCAGACTTCTGAGCCTCTGCGATGGCGTGTAAAGTGAGGGTTGTCTTGCCGCTCGCCTCGCTACCATAAATCTCCACCATACGTCCACGAGCCCAGCCGCCAACACCAAGTGCTGCGTCCAGACCGAAGGAACCAGAAGAGATAGTCTCAATATTGATCTTTTCCATGCTGCCATAGACACCGATAGTGCCTTTGCCATGATCCTTATTGAGCTTCTTTATCAAAGCTTCACGAGCTTTGAGTTTATCGTCATGATCCATAGTTACTCCTTAAAGTAGCCTGGGGACCGCCGCTACCCCTCAGTTTGCGACGGCCCCCTACTACACCCCACTTAAGCTTTAAGACCCTGTCGCATTTGCTCTTCGAGATCCGAAGGTGCGATAGTTTCACTAGAGGCAGGTGGTGCGCTGGAAGGCGCAGGAGCAGGCAGGCTGGCTGCGGAGCCAGGTAGGGAACCTACGTAGTCTGATGCACGACCACCGTCAAGCAGCGACAACATTCCATCTCTATCCAACGTGAACCCAACCTTGTCAAGGGCCGGAAGTTCGATGTCATCAGAGAAGCCCGTGTCCGAAGCATCCAAGTCAGGATACACCTCGTACCGGGTCTTGATTCCTTGACCGCTCTTGTTGATACGGATACCACGACCCTCGTGGAGATCCGTAATGTCCTTACCGGACGAGTGAATGATTCCCAAAAGGTTATCAAAGATTGTCAAGGGACAAGCATAGATCTGGACCTTAGGATCACCGACCGAGAAAGGAACATCCGTGTCAGGGCGAGACTGCTTGAAATCAGCTACGTCTGCCGCCGTGTACACAGGGTCCCCTTCGGCCACGATGTTCAAGAAGTATGTCTTCTTGGCACGAAACTCCTTAGCGAGCTTCTGTGCTTCTGCGTTGGACTTATCCTGACGCAAAGACTGCACCAACTCACAAATGGCACAATCGCCTTCGAGATCTGGTGTCTCCTTTGGACATAGAACGGGTCCCTTCTGGTCTGCACTCACATTCCAGTGCTGTGCGACCTCTCGCCAGAACTGCTCATCGCAGGATACGTCCCACTGTGGCATAACTCGAACCTTGTTGTTACCAAGCTCGGGTCTCCAGAACTTAGCTGACGAACGGTTTCCACCGCGTGACAGTTGCTCTTCGGTTCGCTTCTTTTGTGCGTTTACTTTATCTAATAGTGACATTGTTTATTTACCTTGTTTGTATTGTTGTTCTTTTAACGATATATCTGATAATCCCTCAGCGCGATAAGTAGCACCCATTTGTATGAGCATATCACGCCGATGAATCATAGCTTCTTTGGCCGCCTTTAGCAAGCCTGCATTTCGTTTTGCATCCAAATACTCAGTCTGAGTTTTGGTATATAGAGGATCCGTAATAACGGTGTTCTCCACCATCTTCTCGGTCATCTTGACACCCGCCGCTTTTCCGTTGGTACGGTGCAGGTGGTCTAGCCTAGCATACGTTCTTTCTAGCTCTTTCTTGGTACGACCCTCAAGATCAAGGGCTAGCTCGAAAGCTGTGGCGTACCAGGCGAATAGACCTGCGTGGTCCATGAAGCACTCATTGATATGCTGGCTTCGCACGTCGATGTGCTCGTTTAGCTGGTTAGGGAACGTAGTATCCCCAATCCTGAACACGTCGAATAGTTCTAGTTGTTCTTCTTCTTCACTCATGCTGCAAGTCCCTTCTTCTCGGCCCAACTCGTAGTCGAGTAGGCGAATTCTACCTTGAGAGGAACTAGGAAGTCGAAATCCTCCATGACATCCCTCTTCTTGTTGAGGAGGCTTAGCTCCTCTTTGTGAACATAAGACTGAATCTCATCATGCACAAGGTTTACAATCTTACTATTTGTGTTTTTGAACACTTCTTCGTGAACTCTGACCGTAGCGAACTTGAAAATGTCCGCAGCGGTGGACTGGACGACGAAGTTAGGAGCCTGGCGCTGTGCGCGGCCTGCCATCCACTTGCCTTCTTTGCCCATAATCTTGACAGCGTTCACATGGGGCAAATGGCGTATCCTACCGAAAGCATTAGGGATTTCGGCGTGCTTGGAGGCGATACGGCTGCAACGAGCCACAAAACGCTTCACACCTCGGTACTTACGGAAGTACTGGTCAATGAATCCCTGGCAGGCGTCAATCCACTCACTGTCGGGAACACTTTCGTAGCGAGCGGGGCGCGTAATCTGCCCCGAGAGCCCCGGAGCCCCAACACCGTAGATAATGCCGAAGTTGATGGTCTTGGCAACGTCTCTATAGGACTTGAACTTCTTATAGTAGGGGTGCTCGTCGTCCTTCAGGGCCTCAATGGTCTCATCATAGCTCAAGTCGAACATCTCGCACGCAGTACGAGTGTGAATGTCCTGGTTCTTCGAGTATGCGTCCAGCATGATGGGATCTTCAGAGAAATGGGCCGTCAAGCGGACCTCAACCTGCGAATAGTCAGCAAAGACGAAATAGTAGTCGTCTGGGCAGGTGAACGCCCTACGAATACGAGTATCGTTCCGTGGAATGTTCTGGACGTTGGGCTCCCGACAACTCATGCGACCCGTGGTCACGTTCTGGTTGAAGTTCATGTGGATATGGTCATTCTCGTCCAACTTGTCCTGAATACCAATGGCATAGGTATTCATAATCTTGTTTGACTCACGGAGGTACAGAATGTCACTGACTACGGGGTAGTCCTTGGACAAAGCTTTGAGAACTTTCTTATCGGTGGACCACTTTCCTGAAGCTGTCTTCTTTACAAGCTCAACACCTTGCGATTCCAGGGCAGCGGCTAGCTGGTCGGCGGAACCCAGGTTGATAGGGCCTAGAACCTGATGAATCTTAGCTTCCGTGTCGAAGCATTCCTTGCGAAGTTCATCTTCCAGGTGCTGCAGGTAGTTTCGGTCAATCTTAGCCCCGCCTTCTTCGGTCTCGAAGAGCATTTTGCAGAGTTTGATCTCGTTGAAGTAAACCTTTGCCAGGTCTTGGGTCATATCCAACTCACCCATCATCTTCTCGTACAAGGCGAAGGTAAGAAAGGTGTCCATAGCCGCATACTCGGCCATCATTTCGATAGGAACGTACCCGTAGTGGATATCCTCCTTACCAACACCGTTATCGGGGTGGTCTCCTAGCTCGTGCTCTATAATCCACCGCTTCAATGGTGCGCGCTTCTTGTCCTGGTGCGCAAGGTCAGTCTGGAGCACGTCTGCGCGCGCCATAACAAGGTCTTTGAAGCGATCTCGGTGTTCCTTGGCCTCTGCCGCTCTCCAGTTGCTAATATCCTTCTCTGACTTGGCTGCTTCTGGGCCAAACAAACCTGGGTGACGCTGACGCATGGTATCTGTCCACCCAGAGGAGATTACCTTGAGCGCTGCCGGGGCGTTCTCGTCGTGAAGGTGCCACAGGAACGTGGTATCGTGGAAAGGCGTGTTGATATCAATGTTATCAGCCTTATAGAAGTGCATATCAAACTTGGCGTTATGCCAGATTGTGAACACGTCGTCCTGGTTGAAGAACTCTTGCAGCTGAGGGCGCAACACGTCCATGTCTAGCTGCTGGGGCTGCTCTCCGCCAAGGTAGGAGTCCACATGTCGGACAGGCACATAGAAGTGCTCTTTGTTCCAACCGAAGGACATACCCACAATGCGGTCCTTGTCGTACCAACGGAAGCCGCTGGTCTCAGTGTCACACGCTACCTTCTTCTTGGACATCAGGATCTCATAGAAGGCATCCCACTCCTGAGGAGTGTTGATCGCGTACAGCTTGGATCCGTCCAACCCGTCCTTTCTACTGAAAGGCACCTGGTTGAGTACATCGTATTCCCAGCCGTCAATCATCTTCCGCCTCAAAGCAATTCAAAATCAAATCAGCTAGTCCCTGGTTCTCCACATAGAACAGCAGATCACCCTCATACCCTTCATCTCCGGGAGTTATCGCGTTAGAGATAATCTGACCCACACGCAAGTCTGGATATTTCTTCCAAACTTTGCAGATGGCATCTAACACTGACTTGGGATTTCTGTCAAGCTTAATCATTCTTTCCAAGACCCGTTCTTGATGTCTCTCCAAATCATCCAGCCAGCCCAGCCCGCGCCGCTGCAGACTAGTAACAAAACAACTATCCCTACTGCGGGATGGTTCATTTGATCTTCCCTGTCTTGTAATCGTGACGCCTCTGCATACCGTGGCCCCCGAATCGGTCGGCGTCTTTCAGAAGCTGTTTCTTTGTGTGCTCAGCGGAGCGCTTCATAAGAATCTCTGCCTTGCCATCCTTGTCAGCCATCTCGTAGGTCCCAAGCCTAGGAGAAGAGATCCCGTCTATAGAGCAGTTCTGCATCCCGCACTCGGCGCACTCTACTTCAGACTCTTCGCCAACCTTATAGAGGTCCTCGAACACGGCGTCACAGTCGTTGCACACAAAGTTTTTAACCATCCAAGCCATAAATCCTCACTGATGTAATCCGTACATCGCCCTTGTTTGAGCGACTACTAAGTCCATGTCGTGTGTGCTGGTCATCCTAGCCCGGTGGATAAGAGGAGAGCACTTCTTCAAGCTTCCGTCTGGGATCTGATAAACGTCTACTCCAGAGTTCTGCAAGGGCGTGGTATACACCACAGAGATATCGACCCAGGTATGCTTGGCGTCGGTGTTGGTCCAAACACGAAAGGCGTGATTACCCTTCACCATGTAGCACTGGTAGTTCTTGGTCACAGACCACCGGGGTTCAAATCCGAACTGTTCTAGGAAGTTGTCCATATCCTTATA